TACCACTCCAGCACATTTATTTTTTCGAGAAAATATAGTTTGACTGCGGCTGTCCAGTGGATGGTGCTTAGTGGTAAAAAGTTTACCGGTTGATAATCTGGAGCGAGGACTAAAGTATTGCTCATACATGGTATTTACAATAAGTAATTGTATGAGCAAAAGTTTAGAAGGCGTACTGGTTAAAAAAGCCTACAGTCGTGAAAGTTATACAGAGCAACAGGTCGAAGATTTTGTACAATGTGCAAATCCTGAAACTGGGCCTGCATACTTTATGAGCCACTTCTTTTACATCCAGCATCCAGTACAAGGCAAGATGCTGTACCAGCCCTATAATTTTCAAACTAGACTGATAAACACTTACCACAACTACAGATACAGCATTAGTATGATGCCACGGCAGACAGGTAAATCTACCAGTGCTGCCGGCTATTTGCTATGGTTTGCAATGTTTAAACCAGACAGTACCATCCTGGTAGCCGCACACAAATATGCAGGTGCGCAGGAAATCATGCAACGAGTTCGTTATGCTTATGAAGCATGTCCTGATCATATTAGAGCAGGCGTTGTTAGTTATAACAAAGGCAGTATTGAGTTTGACAACGGTAGTAGAATAGTTGCGCAAACCACAACTGAAAACACTGGGCGAGGCATGAGTATTACATTGCTATACTGTGATGAGTTTGCATTTGTGCGTCCTACCATTGCCCGTGAGTTTTGGACTTCAATTTCGCCTACACTGTCAACGGGTGGTGGAGCAATCATTACCAGCACACCAAACAGCGATGAAGATCAATTTGCTTTTATATGGAAGGGTGCAAACAAAACCGAAGATCAATTTGGTAACGAGACCGAACTCGGTATAAACGGATTCAAAGCATTTAGAGCCTACTGGGAAGAACATCCTGACAGAGATGAACAATGGGCAGAAGAACAACGTAACATATTGGGTGTAGACCGCTTCCGTCGCGAAATGAACTGTGAATTTATTATCAACGATGAGACACTAATTGCTCCTGCAAAATTAATTGAATTAGAAGGCGTAGAACCAGCATACAAAACTGGACAGGTGCGTTGGTATAAAACACCACAACCAAACAAGATTTATGCTGTGGCCCTGGATCCAAGTTTGGGCACAGGTGGCGATCCAGCCGCAATACAAGTATGGGAAGCAAACACCAACGAACAAGTTGCTGAGTGGCGACACAATCGTACAACTATTCCAGAACAGATCCGCATACTGGCTGATATTTGCAAGCATATATCTGATATTGTACAAGATAGTCAAAGTGTATATTATACTGTAGAAAATAATACAATAGGTGAAGCGGCTCTGATAAGCATACGTGACTACGGAGAAGAAAACATACCTGGATACTTTTTAAGCGACCCTAAGACTGGTCGAGGACGCAAAGGTTTTAACACCACACACAAGCCAAAACTTGCCGCTTGTGCAAAACTTAAAAACCTTATTGAAACCAATAGAATGACCATTTATAGTCGTCCGCTTATCAGTGAGCTAAAAAACTTTGTTGCACATGGTACAAGTTATGCGGCTAAACCAGGCGAAACAGACGATCTAGTTATGGCAAGTGTATTAATCGTAAGAATGTTACAACTGCTCAACAATTATCACGCAGAACTAGATGGACAAATTACAGATCACGAGGACAATAGTATAGAACCTATGCCGTTTGTGGCTATGTTCTAATAAATAAGTACATGAGTGCAAATACAGTATCCCAACAAATTTATGATATGCTCGTCAGCAAAGATTTTGAGCCGAATGCCCTTGATTTAATGGGCAAGGATGTCAATGATCCACAAGATGCAGACCTGTTCAGTTTTACATTTAAAACAGTTAATAAAAACTACGGCACAGTTGTAATTTTACTTGACAGTGAAAAAAATATAGAAGTTTACTATGGAGATACTGTTGGCCGTGCAATGGAAGATGATGATAAACATGCATGGTACGACTTTTTGTATCTGTTAAGAAGCATTGCTAAGAAAAACATGTATACATTTAGCCTAAACAATATGAACAAGCTCAAGTATAATATGAAAACACTTGCCGCTATTACTGAAGGCACCCTGTTAGAAGGCTATTATGGAACAAGTAAAACCAGTTATAGCAAGCAACCAAGTCAGACAAAACTTATTATCAGGCACAGTAAAGCAATCGGCGAAGGCGACCAACGTTTTAGAAATATTGAAAGTTTGTTTGTTGAAACCAGCGAAGGGGAAAGATTCAAACTTCCTTTTACAAGTTTAACTGGCGGTAAAGCCATGGCACGACACATTGCCGAAGGCGGCAATCCATACGATGCGTTTGGACAGCATATTATCGATACTGTTAGCGAAACAGCAACGCTCAGCAGGTTTTTAAGAGCCACTAAAAACAAAGGTTATACAGGTGATGCGCAACAGTTAGTGGACGAAGGTGTAAAACATCTTAAGAGATTGAAAAGAAAAGCAAAACGCATGATTGGACGGAGAGGTTATCATGAGGAACTTGAAGCCTATGATCCAATCACAATTCAAGATTTAGATGAGACCATTGAAAAAATCAAACAAGAGTTTGTTCACCAAGATATGGATCAACGAATCAGCGAAGCATTGCCTTTGCTTGCTAGTATTGCTCAAAGCATAGAAGAAGCAGACGAAGAAACAAATATTGTTACACCAATTACCATTCCTAAAATAAAAAGCACCACAACCACAAAAGCAAGTGGCGACACTAGGGCAAAACAGTTTAAAGAACCGGTAAAAACAGCTAAAGTATCTCCGCCACCGACCACCGTATCTAAGGCTGAACCTGATATTACAAAGATGAAAATCAAAGACATTCCGGGTCATTATATTGGGAAAGCAGTATCAGCCGTTTCTAACAAAATGCAGGACATTGAAAAGAATTATGAGCCGGTTGACTATGGCGGCTCATACTCTAAATTAGGTCAACAGATTCAACAAAAAATCAGCGGCAGCGCACCTACACCAAAAATTAGCCAAGATCAAATACAACAAAAGTACGATAAACTCAAATCAATTCCGTACATTGGTGATCGTGCGGCTGAGCTGTTTATGCAAAACATAGGCTCAACACAGACAGAGGATAAAGTTATGAAAGAACTTGCAGAGTTCGAACAATGGGTTGATAGTATTCTAGCTGAGAATCCAACAGAAGAAGAACCACAAAAGTCTTCGCAAACAACCGCGGCGGATGATCGTGATACTGATGACATGGACGACTCAGTTTACGAGGAGCCAATGGCGAGGGTACCAGTGGATGCACCAGTTAGTCAATACAAAGTGCAAGCAGGTGATACCCTTTATAGTCTTGGACAAAAATATAAAACTGATGTGAACACATTGAAAATGATGAACAGGCAAGATACTGATCAAATCAATGTTGGGCAAACTTTGAATGTGCCGCAAATGGACACAACTCCTACTACTAGTGTTGCTCCTTCAACCACAGTTGCGCCAAGCACCAAATCATATCCACGTGAAGAAGTTGAAGAAGGCGTAATTGAAGAAGCCAAAGTAGGCGACACATGCAGTTGTTGCGATAATAAGATTGACGAACAAGGCAAGTGTGGTTGCGATGAAAGTTGTTCACATTGCGGCGGACATCATGACATTGGAGAAGTGGTCGACATTGACACGGGAAAACAAGCATTAAAAGCAGAACGTGATCCAATGTTAGAAGAGTTAGCGAGAATCCTCCAACTCAGCAAATGAGGACACATTGTGTTGTCCTCACCTTTCCGGGGCACTTCCTACAAACATATCAATGCATTCAGCAGATAAAAAACCTTGATGCTGAACTTGCCATTACTGTTTTAATTGATGACATATCAAACAAAACGTGGCCAGGGTACATCCAAGATTGTGAAAAACTATATCAAGAGCCTTGTACGTTTTTAAGCACAGTTGACTTTCTCGATCCGTGGCGTCGTAATCCGTGGATTAGACAGCAGATTGTAAAACTGTATCTTGACAAGATCCTTGCTTTTGAAGGCAATGTATTTTTCATTGATGGAGATGTGCTCTTATACAATTTTCCACCGATGGAATCAGTTCCGTATACCACAGTCAAATACAGCGGTGTGCCTTTGTCACAACGCGATCCGCAACCAGGCGAAGTATCAAGTCAGCAGATATTTTATGTAAATCACATGCTACATGTAGACGAAGGAAGATTGTTCATCAATGATGAAAAGTATATAGGTACAAGTGGCTGTCCATTTAGAGATCTTGAGCTAGGACTACTACCACAGTTACGTGGTTATGTAGAGCATATAAATGGTAAAAATTTTTCACAACTACATCTTGACATTGCAGACGATACACGTTATAGTGTTAGTGAATGGGAATTGATAGAAGTTTACAAACAGCAAATCCTGCGTCGGGAACTTAATCTTGTCAAATGTGATAAGAGTGTATTTCACACAACTTGGAGTTGTGATGTTGAGCTTGGTCAAAATTATTTTGGCAATTCAATTCCCGATCTCGAAACTTGGTGGCACAAATTACCAAACACCAAATATTAAAAAATAGCAACAAATATTACCATTTTGTGTAGACGTACTAAATAACATTGCATATACTGTACGCAGTGTTATGCATTTAGGCAAAACACAGAGTAGTAGTTGCTACTCGTAGGCATTATTAAAGCAAAGGCAAAGGAAAACAAACATGGCATCTTTAGCAGAAATTCGTGCTAGACTCTCGGCCGCAGAGAGCAAACAAGGCACTTCAGGTCAAGGCGGCGACAACGCAATTTACCCACATTGGAACATGAACGAAGGCGACTCATCGCTACTTCGCTTCCTTCCTGATGGGGACAACAATAACACGTTCTTTTGGGTAGAACGTGCAATGATCAAACTGCCATTCAATGGCATTAAAGGCGAGATGGATTCTCGCAACACACTGGTACAAGTACCTTGTGTTGAAATGTGGGGTGAATCATGCCCTATCCTTGCAGAAGTACGCACCTGGTTCAAGGACGCAAGCCTTGAAGACATGGGTCGTAAGTACTGGAAAAAGCGCAGTTACATCATGCAAGGCTTTGTTCGTGAGAATGCTATCTCCGACGACAACTCTCCAGCAAACCCAATCCGCAGATTTATCATTGGTCCGCAGATTTTCCAGATCATCAAGTCAGCATTGATGGATCCTGAGTTGGAAGAACTGCCAACAGACTATGAACGTGGTCTTGACTTCCGTGTAAGCAAAACAAGCAAAGGCGGATACGCAGACTACTCAACCAGTAAGTGGGCCCGTAAAGAAACTGCACTGACTACAGAAGAACTTCAAGCAGTAAACGATCACGGCTTGTTCAACTTGAACGATTTCCTTCCTAAGCGTCCAAGTGAAGAAGAGCTGAAGATCATGCAAGAAATGTTCGAAGCCAGTGTAGACGGGCAACCTTATGACCCAGAACGTTGGGGATCTTACTTCCGTCCAGCAGGCTTTAGTGCTCCTACAACTGCTCCAATTAATGGCTCTGGAACAGCAAGCACTCCTGTAGCGGAAGCAACTCCAACGCCGACTCCTGCACCAATTCCCCCTGTGGCAGAGTCGGCCGCTGAGTCAGCCCCTGTTGCTGAGGCACCAGTGCAAACTGAAGCACCAGCAAGCAATCAAAAGGCTGAAGACATCCTAGCGATGATCCGTAGCCGTCAACAACAAAGCTAATAAAACTCATAGGGGTCTTTATGGCCCCTAATTTTTATGTTTTTTAGTGTTGTATTTGAAAAATCAGGCGATTCTTTGGTGTTCCAAGCTGAACACCCGCCTGTTGTTGAATATTTTGTTGAATGCCTAAACGGTTGTAATCAAAACTATTTTGCTTTAGGCAAGTCGAGACTTGACAATCTCGAAAGTAAATGTAAGTCGTTGTTAGACATATTTCATAATAGTAAAGACATTGAAGAAATATGCGGCAAAAGTTTTCCACAGTTAGACTCAATTGAACAACTGTTTGATCAAAGTCTTATTAACGGATGTCACGAAGACTGGGTACAAAATCAACTAGAGCAATTTTCGCTGAGTCAAGCAAGGTCACATGTACCAAGCGAACTCCAACAAACTTTGCTTGAAAATTATAGCGATGATTATGATTACGTTGACAAAATGGATGCATTGAACAAAATACAACAACTGGATAGATATTTTCTAATTAACACACTGTTGCACGACATTGAGAACAGTTTTCACAGTATACGATATGAACTGGCTAGCAGGCAATGGATAGAATTTTCTAATCCTTTTAGTAAAGACATTTGCAGTAACAATATTGGAAATTTTGCATTAGCATTTAATCATCTTGGGCGTTCCTTGTATAACAAATTTGTTCATCTAGATACTACTTTGCAATACAAAGACGAAAACACATTTGATCAACTATTGCCGTTTATAGATATAAACTTGGTCCCAGCGCAAACAATACCTTACAGTGCCGAATATACAAGGTGGTGTGCAGAGCAAAATCGTATGCCAACAGGCGACAAAATTATTTTAGGAAATATACCAAATTTGGTAGAAAAAGTAAAAAATTATCGTACAATACTGTATAGAAACAAAGTAGATAATAATTACTTTAGCATTCAACTAGTAGGATAAATCATGGCAAAACCATTTGACGTAGCAAAGTTCCGCAAGGACATTACAAAGAGTATCGACGGACTCAGCATTGGGTTCAACGATCCGACAGACTGGATCAGCACAGGCAACTATGCACTGAACTATCTTATCAGTGGGGACTTTCACAAAGGTGTTCCACTAGGTAAGGTCACAGTGTTTGCTGGAGAATCGGGTGCAGGTAAGAGTTACTTTGTATCAGGCAACATTGCTAAAAGTGCTCAAGAGCAAGGCATCTTTGTTGTGATGATTGACAGTGAAAATGCACTGGACGAGCAATGGTTGCAAGCACTGGGTGTTGACACCAGTGAGGACAAACTGCTTAAACTGAGCATGGCAATGATCGATGACGTTGCTAAGACTATTTCAACGTTTATGAGCGACTTTAAGGCACTTCCAGATGGTGAACGTCCTAAGGTGTTGTTTATCATTGACAGTTTGGGTATGTTGTTAACACCAACCGACGTGGATCAGTTTAGCAAAGGCGATATGAAAGGTGACCTAGGACGTAAGCCTAAAGCACTTACAGCACTAGTTCGTAACTGCGTAAACATGTTTGGTAGTTACAACGTGGGCATGGTGTGTACTAACCACACGTATGCAAGTCAAGATATGTTTGATCCAGACGACAAGATCTCAGGCGGACAAGGCTTTATCTATGCTTCAAGTATTGTGGTTGCAATGAAAAAGCTCAAGCTCAAAGAGGATGAAGCAGGCAACAAGATTTCGGATGTGCGTGGTATCCGCAGTGCGTGTAAGGTAATGAAAACACGTTATGCTAAACCGTTTGAAGGTGTGCAGGTTAAGATTCCATATGAAACTGGTATGAATCCCTATTCAGGACTTGTGGACATGGCTGAGAAAAAAGGATTGCTAGTAAAGAGCGGCAACAGGTTGATGTTTGAACCAACGGGTGGCGGAGAGCCTATCCTACAGTTCCGCAAGGCTTGGGAATCAAATGAGGGCGGTTGTTTGGATCAACTAATGCTCAGTTTTAAAGAAGTTGAAGATGAGGTAAGTACAGACACTACAGATGTTGACATTGTAGAAGAACAACAAACAGAGGAGTAAAAATGTCTATCGATCTTGCTGTACAGATGTGGAAGGAATCTCGCAGTTTTATCCACGACTCATTTGATAAAAAAGAAGCCGCAGAAGCAGTAGCAACAGTGCTAATGGAACACTTTGACGCTGACGATATTGCCGAAGCATTTAAATTTGATAAAAATATCATCAACAGCATCGCAGAATACATCAATGATGATGAGCTCGATGAACTAGATGAATATCTAGAAGACGAAGATTATTAATGTGGTATTCACGGGTTACAAGTAGCCTCAGCAACATTCCTGACTTTATTGCACACTACGAAGCAGAACTGCAAGGTGCTAAGAGTGAGTGTAGAGTCGGCGGCGTTGTTGAAAAAAACATTCGTGATCTTCCTGGCATAACAGAGCACCGTTTTAATCAACTACAAGAGATTGAAGCGGTGCTTAATTATCTCAACATTCAACTGCGCAAAATACGCAGAAAGCATTTCCAAAAGTATCTTGAAAACTATGCTCGAGCACTTACCAGCAGGGACGCTGAAAAGTATGTGGACGGAGAAGATGAAGTTATTGACTTTGAAACCATTATCAACGAAGTTGCACTGCTACGCAACAAGTGGCTGGGTATCATGAAAGGATTGGATACCAAGCAATGGCAGATGGGACACATTGTGCGTCTGAGAACTGCCGGCATGGAAGACATACAAGTATAATTACACTGTATGAAAGTAAAAGCATTTCTTAAAATTAACCGTATGGATTCACACGGTGTGTTTTGCACACGCTATTGGTGCGAAGTTTTCAAGGAGTACGAAACCTATATTCTTTGTGATAAATTCAAACAGGATGTTGAACCACCTCCCGCTGAACTTAAAAGTATAACAATTGACTATCCACATGTAAAAGTTGTAAACAGTAACTACAATCTTGGTGAACATCTTGGCACACTAAAGCCACGAAAACGTGGCATGGCTATGGCTAATCTAACTGGCATACAATACAGTCACAATGCTGATGCTTTTTGGATGATTGATGCAGACGATACAATGTTTTTAACCTGTGCATTCGATATAGTGCAAAATAAGTTACGCATTGCAGAGCAACAGTTTCAAGAACGCGGACTAGATGCATATAGTTTAGATTTTTACCGTAACAAAACCAATGGTTGGACCTTTGGTGTTGCATTGTTAAGCAGTAAAATAAATCCTGCAATCATGCGCACAGTCAGTGGCGACGAAATGATGAGTTATGGCGGCCCACGTAACATTGATACAGCATTTCACGTGCTTTGGAAACGCGGCGATCTCAAATGTGCAAATTTTGTATTTGGTGGCATGGCTTTCCAGCATACATATAATAACTATCCAGAAATGCCACAAGGTGTTTACTACTGGAACAAAGGACATCTTTGGGACGTACCATTACAACCCGATGTGGTGACCATATGAATATTATTGTCCAAGCAGGTGGGAGAGGTAGCAGACTTCGACACCACACTTGGAACAAGCCAAAGTGTCTTGTAAGTGTCCGCGGCAAACCTATTCTGTATCATTTGTTTGATCGATTTCCTGATGCAAAGTTCTATGTAATTGGAGATTACTTGTATGATCAACTTGAAAAATACATTGCTAGCAACGACCCTGGAGTTGATGTAACACTAGTTCGTGCTGAAGGCACAGGTACCGCTAGCGGAATAGCACAAGCCGCAGAACAATGTCACCCATCTGAGCCTGTAATGTTAATCTGGAGCGATATCATAGTACATGATTTTGATTACCCTATTGACCTTGCCGCTTGCACTGTGTATACCACAGATGCTTTTGCATGTAGATGGAGTTACGATGGACAATGGGGATTAGTTGAACAAACAAGCCACACATACGGCATTCCGGGTATATTTCATTTTCAAGGCCCAGTAACATTACAAAACGCACCTAGTAGTGGCGAATTTGTACGTTGGTTCAGTGAGAATGTAACCTACTACAAGTTACAAAATGCTAGCAATATTGAAGAACTAGGAGATTTTGCAACTATTGAAAACGACAACGACAGTGTTGGATTTTGTCGCTTCTTTAACAGCGTCACAGTAGAACAAGATCGTGTTATTAAAAAAGCAATTGATCCAGAGTATAGTCATCTAGTGGACGGTGAAATTGAGTGGTATTATAAAGTACACAAACTAGGATTTAAGCGTATTCCTAAAATACTAGGCACTGATCCACTTGTTATGAGCAGAATACAGGGTCAGCATGTTTGGGAAATGCAAGATTTAACCCACAGAGAACAACGTGCATTGCTAAGTGATCTGTTGCTCACACTGCAAGACCTGCACAGCCGGGCTGACGAGATTGCAAAACCAAAAGATGTACATGCGGTGTATGTTGAAAAAACAAAACAACGTGTACACAGTGTAGAAAAACTTATTCCAGGCGTTGGGAATGAAAGCCTAACCATAAACGGTGTAAAATGTCCAAATATATTTCATGCAAAACATAACCACCTGTGGGAAAAAATTGGATCAGCAGTCAGGGCCTATACTTTTCAACCAATACACGGTGATCCAACCTTTAGCAATACCATAGTAGATCACAATTTAAAATGTTGGCTGATTGACCCGCGTGGATATTTTGCACACCCAAACAACATCTTCGGTGACCCAGATTACGACTTTGCCAAAGTGTATTACAGCGCAGTTGGCGGATATGATACTTTTAACAGACGCAAGTTTAAACTGTACGCTGATGGCGAAACAGCAGAAATTATCATGGCAGAGCCAAATACCTCACAAGTAGCTCAACAAGTGTTTGCAGAATTCTTTGGCGACAAAATGAGTAAAATTGAAATACTGCATGGACTTATTTGGTTAGCACTCAGTGGGTATGCTAAGGACGATATTGACAGTGTGATTGGTAGTTTTTACCTTGGACTGTATTACCTCAAGCAAGGATTGGATAAATGGAACACTACTTTAAAGACGTAGACGGCTGGTTTGGCTTTAGGCATCAGTACGAAGATATGTTTCATTGGATACCCGACAATGGTACATGGGTAGAACTTGGTTGCTATCAAGGACGCAGTTTGTGTTGGCTTATGGTACAAAGATACAATTACAATAGACACTTTAATGTGTATGCAATTGATAGTTGGCCAACCGATGAAGACGAACAAGAATTTTTAGATCAGGTCGAGCTTGGGTATGGCTTTCTGAATAAAGCAGTTGGGCGGTTTAAAGAAACAATGAAACCCTTTGACGGCAAGTTTACACCAATTAAAAGTATTAGTTG